CTTACGTGAGGCCCCAACAGTTCAACATCCTGATGGGGTAACGTGGGTTCCTGAGGTTTGGGAACATATTCGTCTCCTTGAGGACAAGTATTTGCTTGGTTCTCTTGGACCTGTGTTTCAGGCACATCTTAAGAACGAACCCAGACCCCTGAATCTTGATACTGGTCTACCAAAGAGTGCTCGTGTTTTTACAGGAACTCCTGCAGCCTTTTCCCATTTGGTGAGGAGATATTTCCTCCCAATAGTGGATGTCATGCAAACATTTGGCCTTGCATTTGAATGTGCGGTCGGTGTCAATGCATGTGGTGCTGATTGGGGTGTTCTTTATAAGTACGTCACAACGTTTGGCAAGCACAGAATTGTGGCCGGGGACTTTAAGAAGTATGACAAGAAAATGCCTGCTACTTTAATTCTGGCCTCTTTCAGTATTTTGATCAAACTAGTGGAGCCTGTATATTCCCAGGAAGACATTCGGCGGATGTGGCATATCGCTTTTGATAGTGCCTTTCCCACCGTGTTGTTAGAATGGGTTTTGTACAAGTTCTTTGGTTCTCTTCCTTCTGGTCACCCTTTAACGGTGATCATTAACTCCATTTGCAATTCCTTATTGGCAAGGATTGCATTTGGAAAAGCAGGATTCGACATTTCTACTTTTTCTCAAACAGTAGCCTTTCTCTCCTATGGGGATGATAATATCTTCTCCACTTCTGTTGAGTTTGGACATAGTCTAATGAGCGAGAAATTAGCAGAGTGTGGGTTAACCTATACCCTTGCTGATAAGTCCACTGCCAGTGTAGACTTTCAGCACATTGATTCCTGTGACTTTTTGAAGAGAAAGTTTCGACCAGTCCGCATGGAAGATGGTACACTTCGTGTGTACGCTCCATTGGCGGAGGCTTCCCTCGTTCGCTCAATGTGCTTAACTTTTGATTCCTCTCTTGAAGAGAGAGATCAAGCAGTTGAGACAATAGCGAATTGCTTAAGGGAATATGTCCAATATGGTGAGGAAAGACATGATCAATTTCGCGTTATTGCGGAAAAGATTAATGAAAAGTACTCCCTCTGTATGGATATACGAAGTTTCAAGTCGATAGCTGAGGACTTGGAACCAGCATACGAAATGGCCTATATGGCTGTTCCGGTGCTGAAATAATCAGCTTTATGAGGCCCTTCCCGGGGTCAAGAATACGGGAACCTCCTGGTCATCCGTCAAACCAGGTTGTAATTAGAGGCGGGAGCTAGTGTAAATACGGGCAGCTTGAGCCCATGTAAAAACCCTGCTCAGAGTGGGTCCCTTTACTTAAAAGCTTAATATGACATTATGGAAAAATCTTTACTTAAAACTGACATGTGTCAACAAAAGGAAAACGTCGGTTTCCTTAATTTCAGGGACGAAATTGAAGCGTCTATCCCTGTTGAAAGAGACAGTACCGTTGATAGCGGTTCTGCTAACGATGCTTCTCTTGCTGAATTTCTTTCTCGCCCTGTTAAATTGGCTACATACACAGTTGATCTTGGAACAACATTGAATGTTACAATTTCTCCTTGGTTGTCGTGGCTGGTTAATCCTTATGTGCATGATAAACTCAGCAATTTTAATTCCTTTAGAGGGACATTGAAACTTAAGTTCTTGATAAATGGTTCGCCCTTTCATTACGGACACTTTATGGTTTCTTATCGTCCCCTAGCAGCTTACTCAGATTGTACAGAAATAACGTTGGCTAATGCCAATTCTAATGATTATCTGCAAGGAATGATGA